TGTATTCTTATAGACTAGACCTTGCTGAACGAAGTTATTATTCCTACAATGAACGTAGATCGAAGATTATCAGACGGTTCCCGCGTAGAGGAGGAAACTGTTAACAAGAGTCAGATTTATGTGACGACCGCAGGATGGAAGAATAGCTTTGCTTATGAAAAACTTATAGAGTTGCTAATTCGTCAAATTATTTATCCTGATGAAGCAGTTGTTATGGGTGGAACCTGGCGTATTCCAGTTATGGAAAAATTACTAAAAAAGAGCTTTATTGAAGAACTAAAATTAGACGGAACTTACAATGATGCTTCCTTTAGTCGAGAATATGAATCAGAATGGAGTGGAGATGCTGAAAATGCCTTCTTCTCTGCTGAAAAATTTGATAAGCATCGTCAATTATTACAACCAGAATACGAGTATTCCGGACGTACGTCAAAGAGTGGATATTACGTACTTGGCGTCGATGTGGGTCGTCTTAAGTGTACAACTGAAGTTTGTATTTTCAAAGTCACTCCTTAGGCGCAAGGCGCAGCTTTAAAATCTTTAGTCAATCTCTATTCCTATGAAGCCGAGGACTTTGAAGCACAAGCTATTAAAATTAAAAAGTTATTTTATAAATACAAGGCTCGTATGATCGCAATTGACGCCAATGGACTTGGAGTTGGTTTAATAGACTTCATGACCAAAGGACAAGAGGATCCAGAAACAGGTGAATATTTGCCGCCTTTTGGAGTTGATGGAGGCACATCTGATGAGTTTAATGAGCAGTATAAGAAAGTTAAAGGCGCCGGAGTGGAAGAAAATGCAATGTATTTAATTAAAGCTAATGCGCCTATTAATACAGAAGCTCATACTTACGTACAAACTCAATTGGTTGGAGGTAAAATTAAACTTTTAATTGATGAAACTTAGGCTAAAACAAAATTAATGGCAACAAAGATGGGACAAGAAATGGATGCGTCCAAGCGCGCCGATTATTTAATGCCATTTACACAAACTACAATTTTGCGTGAGTAGCTTTTGAATCTTGTAGAAGATAACGAAGGTACAAATATTATTCTTAAGCAATCATCTCGCGGGATTCCAAAAGATAAGTTTTCTGCTTTTGAATATGGATTATATTATATTAAGCAAGAAGAAGACCGTAGTCGAAAACGTAAAAAGAGAAATATATCAGAGATGATGTTCTTCTCTTGATAAAAATTAGGACAATTTTAAATAAATTATAACTTATAATTTTTATATAACAATAGTAAAGGAGTGAAGAGATATGAAAGCAAGTCGAGGCGAAATTAAAATTTGTGATATTTTAACCGAGGCTGGCGTCTCTTTTACAGAAGAGTATTCATTTTCCGATCTTGTTGGTTATACTAAAACCCCTTTAAGATTTGATTTTGCAGTATTAGACGATGATGGAGAGGTTGATTTTTTAATTGAATATTAGGGTATTCAACATTATGAACCTAAGTCTAAATTTGGCGGAGTGGCTGGATTGCGCCAATAGCAATACTACGATATGTTAAAAAGGGAGTATTGTAAAAAACATAATATTCCCTTGGTTTTAATTCCTTATTATGATGAAGGAAGAATAAACTACGATTATATCTTTAAGGCCGCTGGCTATTGACAAGATTGAAAATTTTGAATATAATATTTAGAGAAAGAAGAGGTGCTTAGTTTGGACGAAAGAATAGAGCAAATTCATAAAAAAGGCTTTAACATGAGCACCCCAAGAAGTATCCCAACAGAAGGGAATGTAATTCCTGAATTAGATTATTCACGAATAAAAATAGGAATTAAGGCGCTTGATGATGCAGTTATAAATCTAGGAGCATATAAAAAACTAAATCCTAATATGACAAAAGAAAGGATTTAGAAGGCAATTGTAACTGGAGATATAGAATTTATGCGTGAAGCATCTAATTTTTATTTTAAAATAAGTGGTATCTATTCAAGACTATGTAAACACTTAGCTAATTTTTATAGATATGATTGGTTTATTACTCCTTATGTTAAAAATGCTACTCCAGAAAAGGTTATTGATGGCTTTAATAAATGGAATGAGTATTTAGATAATTTTGGAGTAAAAGAGAATTTAGGCGATATAGCTTTGAAAGTATTGCGTAATGGATGCTATTATGGATATATTATAAAAACAGACAATGGCGCTTACCTTTAGGAGCTATTACCAAAGTATTGCCGCAGCCGCTTTAGTGTCAAAGGGCGCCCGGCGGTTGAATTTAATATGAAATTCTTTAATGACTATTATAGAGATGAAGATTATCGTATTCAAGTGTTGAAAATGTTCCCTAAGGACTTTCAAAAAGGTTATACTGCTTTTATAAATGGAAAGCTGCCACCTGTTGAGCCGGGGGATACTGCGGGATGGTATCTACTTGATCCAGAATGTGCTATTAAGTTTAATATTAATGGCGAAGATTATCCTCCTTTTATTTCAGTTATTCCACATATTATTGATTTGGATGCTGCGCAAGAGTTGGATAGAAAGAAAATGGCGCAAAAACTTCTAAAAATTATTATTTAGAAAATGCCATTAGACAAAAATGGTGATTTAATATTTGATGTTGAGGAAGCACAAGAGCTTCACAATAATGCAGTTAAAATGTTGGGCAAGGCTATTGGTATTGATGTATTAACGACTTTTGCAGATGTAGAAGTCGCTGACATGGCTGATAAAAATACTGCTACTACTATTGATGAATTAGAAAAGGTTGAAAGAACCGTGTATAATGAGTCAGGTACGGCATAGAATTTATTTAATACTGATGGTAATATTGCTCTTGAAAAAAGTATTCTTGATGACGAAGCTAATTTATATAATCTTATTCTTTAGTTTCAATCATTTTTGAATTAGCTTATTGAAGATAAGAAAAATAAAAAATTGTATTATAAAGTTCAAATATTACCAACTACAATTTATAATTATAAAGATATGTCAAAAATTTATAGAGAGCAAAGCGCGCAAGGAGGTTGTTCTAAGGTTCTTGCAAGTGTTGCACTTGGGCAATCTTATGCTTCAGTAATAGCCACAGCGAAATTTGAAAATGAAATTCTTGATGTATCTAACCTTTTCCAATCGAAATAGTAGAGGGAAGAGGCAAAAGCAAAAATGAAAACAGATAATAACAAAACTACTAATCCTGCAAATAAACAGGAAGAAGTTGTTGTTGAAAAGAAAAAAGTCGGGCGCCAAGAGAAGCCTGATGATCAAAAGTCAGAAAAGACAATTAAAAATCGCGAAGCCATGAGCTGAGGAGAGGAGAAACGGAAATGCACAAATCAGTTGCTACGATAAACTCTCCTGAGTTTATCAATTTAAAACCACTTGATATTAATCCTTTAATGTCTGCATGTGAAATTAAAGTTTTGTATGTTGGCGAAAATCGTAATAGGTCATATATAACCAAGGATGTTGCAACCGAAATGGCTAAGACATTACGAGGTGCGCCTATTGTAGGTTATTATAAAGAAGACATTGGAGACTTTAGAGACCACGGACAAGAAGTTATTATTGATAACGATGGGATTAAATTTAATTGCAAAACTGTTCCTTATGGTTTTGTAGCTCCAGATGCAAAGGTATGGTTTAAAGAATTTGAAGATACTAATGACTTTGGAGAAACTATTTTGAGAGAATATCTTATGACTACAGGATATTTGTGGACTGGCCAATTTGAGGAATGTAAATCTGCTGTTGAGGGCGATGGCAAGCCGCACTCGATGGAATTAGATGAAGCAACCGTTAAAGGACATTGGGAAACAAATACCAAAGGCATGGATTTCTTTATTATAAATGACGCAATTTTTTCAAAACTTTGCATTTTGGGCGACGATGTTGAACCTTGTTTTGAAGGCTCAAGCATAAAAGCACCAAATGTTAGTGCGTCTTTTACGAAAGTAGATGATACTTTCAGACAAACATTATTTACTATGATGCAGGATTTAAAGACTGCATTAGGAGGAGGTCAGCAAATGATAGACGCTATCGTCGATAATGCTGTAGTTGAAGAGCCTATTGTAGCGCCTGCGGCAGAACCTGCTGCGGAACCTATTATCGAGCCTGAAACTCCAGTAGAACCTTCTTTTGCTGCATCACAAGAGCCAGCTGTTGATACACCTGCAGTGGTTGAAGAGCCTGCGGCAGAACCTGTCGTAAATCCTGAAGACCCTGCTCCTGTAGATCCTGAACCGGCGCCCGCGCCTTCAATAGAAGAGCAGTTTACTGCACTTCAGCAGGAACTTGAGGAAGAAAGAACTGCACACTCTGCGCTTGCAGAACAGTATGCGCTACTTCAATCTCAGTATAATACCCTTTCAGCTGAGCACCTAGAACTTGTTGAATTTAAAAGACAAAGTGACGATGCAAAGAAAGACGAAATGATTGGAAAATTCTATATGCTTAGCGATGAAGATAAGGCAGAGGTCTTATTTAATAAAGCTAATTACACTGTAGAAGAAATTGAAGAAAAACTTTCTGTAATTTGTTTCAGAAAAAAGGTCAATTTTGAATTAGAGGATAACTCTAAAAATAATAATAAAGTAGAGCAACCACCTGTGACATTTAATATGTCCAACCCTGGTGCTTCAATGCCTGCTTGGTTACAAGCAGTTGAAAATGCAAAAAATAAATAATTTTAAGGAGGACATATAACATGGCTACTATTAAGCGTGTTGGATTTGGTCAAGTCGAGCCTAATCATCTTTCCGCTCAAAGAAATGGTCAAGTTTACGCTTCTCTTCCTTGCAATAAGGATATTGCAATCCTTGAAAATGGTCAGTTTGTAAAATATGACTATGCAAAGAATGAAGTTAACTTTACTGGCGAAGGCGAGTGGATGCTCGTTATGAATGAAGTCAAGCTTTATGATGACTTCTGGAGAGAGTCTTACAAAGATTTTGCTCTTATTAAAGATAATTATAATAATGGTGTTATGGCGCCTAGAGTTTTAAAGACTATGCCTGGCGACATTTACACAACAAACTGCCTTGAGGACGCTAATACCTCTGGCAAAGCTACTTTCACTGGCACAGAGGAAATTGAGGTTGGCACTGAGCTCAAGATCAATGCTAAAGGTTTCCTTTCTACTAATGGAACTAGCGATATTGTATTCCAAGTTGTAAAAGTTTACACAATGCCTGATGGCCAATAGGGCGTCAAGGTTATGCGTATTAAATAATAAGGGAGGGATATAGTAATGGCATTAGATAGAAATAGTTTATTTACATTAGGTCACCGCGTTGCTGACGCTAATCCTTCTGCTCCCGTTGCTTATTCTTTTGAGGATAAGAGTTATAGCTATGCAGATTTAAATAATGCTTTCCGTGCAGAGCTTAAGGATCTTATTGGTACATATGCTCTTTGGAGAGAGAACCATAATACAGTTTATACTCTTATGGAGGAAATTATCACTGATAAGCTTCCTGCTAAAGTAATGCAACAATATGGCGCATTTGCTGAAGTTAAGACATATCGTCAAGGCGAAAAGCCTGTATTCGTTCAGAGAATTACCGAGGCTTCCAAGAGACGTGCAAAGCAGTTTATTGCAATGCCTGCAGGTCTTGCTGGTCGTTATGAGGTCTTTAAGCTTGATGGACGTAGCTACGAAGTAAAGACTTCTGCAATGGGTGCAGCATGTCAGATCGCTATTGAGGAATTCCTTGATGGTAGAATTGATATGGCTACAGTTCTTGATATTGTTATGGAAGGTATGGATGATAAGATCTATGCTGAAATCGCAAATGTTCTTATCGCTGCTGTTGAGAATATTCAAGATGCTAACAAGGTTCTTGCTGATAGCTTCGTTGAGGCTGAAATGGACGCTCTTCTTGCAGTTGCGGACACTTATGGAAACGGTAGATCGACGATTTATTGTACATTTGAGTTTGCTTCTCAAATGCTTCCTGACAATGCTTGGGATCAAGGAAGAATGTCTGATAGTATGAAGGATGAGTACTGGAGAAATGGTCGTCTTGCAAACTACAAGAACCATCAAGTCATCGTTCTTCGTCAATCTTTTGTTGATGAAACAAATACTGAAAAGGTTATCGATCCTTCATATGCTTGGATTATTCCTGGCGGCGCTGAGAAGCCAATCAAGATCGCTTTCGAAGGTGATACAATGATTAAAGAAGAAGATAATGAAGACTGGTCTAAGAGCATCCACTTCTATAAGAAGGTTGGCGTTGCGGCTATGATCAACAATGATATCTGTGTTTATAAGAACAGATCTCTTAAGAAAACCAGATAATTAAACTTGAACTTTCAGAGGGAAGAGAAGAAGGTGGGTCTTCCTTCCCTCTTAAATTCTAAATGGAGATAAAAGGAGATATAATTATGTTAAATAATACTGATAAAATCAGAGTAGAAAATCGCGCAAATGCGATTGTTTGTTACAGAGTACCAGAATCTAAGGTTATTAGACGTTTTGAGCCAAAAGAAACAAAAGAAATTCCTATGGGCGAATTGCGTCAAGCAGTACAAATCCCAGGTACTTATAATCTAATAGCTAGTGATTTGATTCTGCATAGTAAAGAAGCTGTTGAAGAACTAATTCCAGATGCAGAACCTGAGTATTTTTATGATAAAAATGATGTTCTTTTTCTTCTTGAAAAAGGCACTTTAGATCAACTTAAAGATGCATTAGATTTTGCGCCTGAGGGTGTTATTGATCTAATTAAAGAAGAGGCTGTTCTTACAGAACTTAACGACATGAAGAAAAGAACTGCAATTTTTGAAGCTACTAATTTTAATGTAACTAAAGCAATTGAGCTTAGACATGAAGCGCAAAAGGAAACTAAAGTTGAAACTAAGACCAGACGTGCGGCGCCAATCGGTGAAGCAGAGACTGAAGAAACAACTCAAGCGCCTGTGCGCAGAACGGCTATGCCCAATAAATACACTATTGTAAAGTAATATTAAGGAGGTGTTCGTATGCCAGTAACATCAACACCTTTTTCCGTAGTGCATGATAGATTTTTATCGAAAATAACTGACGATATGTATATGGAAATTACTCCAGAAGAAACCGCCGCAGCATTGAATGAGCTTCTTGATAGCGCAATACCGTGGTTTGAATTTCCTAGGGTTAATTTAAACGATAAAACAAATGAAGTATTTAATGCTTCATTAAGTGATGAAGAAATTAATATTCTTGCTATATATATGATAGTCGAATGGATTGGATATCAATTGGCTAATATTGAATTGATTCGTATGAAGTATAGTGGAAGTGATTTTAAATTTACTTCTCAAGCTAATCATATGCACAAGCTTAAAGATATGCAAAAGGAATATGAAAGAAAAGGATTCCATTTGCAAAGACTTTATAAACGGAGAAAAGCAGATAGTAAAGGTATTATGAAATCTACTTTTGGAAGTATTATGGAATCTTCTTTTAAGGAGGACTAAATATGCTTTTAAAGTATGATTATAATATAGGTAAAGAAGCAATAAAAATTAGTTTTACTCGATTAACTAATTAGATATATAAGCTTCTCCCATTGCGTGAAGAAGGGAGCGATTGGCGCAAACCTTTAATCACAATTATGGAAGAGCTTTAGGGTATGAATAGGTTATTTCTCGATCAATAGCCTAATCTATATAAATTACTTTGTAAATTAGAAGGACTATTTACTCTTGATTCTGAAGAAGATTTTATGACTTATCGTGGAATCATTTTTGAGTGTCTGAGTATTTTAAGTGAATTACAACAATGTCTTTAAATAATTTAAAAACAAGATTACAATATCATGGCGGCGCCAAGTAGATTGATCGAATGACGGAAGATAAGAAAAGAAGTTTGAATAAAGCTTTATTATATTCTTATTAGTCAGCTACTGCAATCCTTGAAGATGGGCGCGAATTTAGATGTCTTATTAATCCAAATAAAATTAGTATGGAAGCAGATGATAAAATGTTATCTATTCCATTTGAAGATATTTGTTTAAATAAAGAAAGGCCAGAAGGAGAAAAAACTTCTGAAGGAAAAGAGATTATTGGAGTTAAAAGTGGAAGTCTTATTCAATGGAAAGAGAATGGAACCTATTGGTTAGTATATTCACAGTATCTCCAAGAAACTGCTTATTTTAGAGGCTTGATGCGCCAATGTGATGCCGAAGTAGAATGGGAAGATGATAATGGTAATAAACATCGTCGTCGAGTATATCTTAAAGGCCCTGATGAAAAAGGTATCGATTGGCAAAAAACTAAGAATTTTATTTTTAACGATTTAAATTATACTGTAGAAATTTATATTTCTAATATAT